TCTTTTTGCCAACGTCGGCAAAATGGTCATCAATTGCAAATCCGCTGTTCTTGCAGGCGAGTTTTGCTCGTTCAATCGTATCTGAAAAACGGCGCCACTGTGTGTAATCCAAAACGGTCTGAAGCTCTCTTGCAAGCCAATATTCCTGCCCGTCGTCGTTAATATGTTTTATGTCCTCAAAAATTTGCTCATTATATGTGGTTATTTCAGAAGTCATGGTTTTGAAGCCCCCTCGTTCAATTTATATATTTGTGATTCGCGCTCTTTTTGCCCCATAGCCTTCTGGCGCATTTTCTGTAAAATCCGCCATCAACAAGAATAGCGGTTTTAAACCTATCTGTAAATTCTTCTCTTTCAAACTTTAAACCACCTTTTACTATTAGTTTTTAATTATCTCCCTTACAAGAAGATACGGTATGCCGATAACATGGCACTGCTCGCGCTCGGCGCCTTTCAGTTCTTTTGGCTGATAAGATGGATTAATTGGAGAAAGTCTTATCATGTCGTCAGATATATCGATGCGCTTAAGTGTTGCACACTCGCCGTCGTAAATAACAGCTCCGACATCTCCGCTGTGTTCTATATATGTTTGTCTCAAAATAAGCACCTTATCATCGGTATGATAGATGGGATACATCGAGTCGCCGTGTACTTGCAGGACAAAAAAGTCGGATTTATCTCTGCCGCGCAGATAAGAGCGGGGAACATCTATAGTTTCGCCACTCCAATCCTCGACGGCGATCTCATTGTATCCCGCCGCAATGCTGCCGATTACCGGGAAGGTAACCACATCGTCGGTAATATTGGGGGAGACGAGATTAAATGACCTTGATGATCTACTGTCTTCCCAGCCCATAAGTTTTGCGGGCGTTGTTTTGAGTAGTTTCGCGATAACTTCAATTTTGTCCGATGGAATATTGTTAATGATACCGTTTTCATATTTTTGTACGGTTTGCTTGGATACGCCTATTTCTTTCGCAATATCTTCTTGCGTAAGCCCCGTTGATTTCCTTAACTTTTTTATATTATCTCCTAATGACATCTTGAGCACCTCCGAATTACATTGTAACATAAATGCTAAAAAAGTCAACTAAAACGCGAAAAATTTTTTAAAAAACGCTTGACAAGTGCCTTGTGCAATGCTAATATAGTAGCGTAAAAAGCGACTAAGGGGGGTGAGAAAATGATCGCAACGAACGAAATCAAGGGCTTGATTCGCGCCAGAGGGATGACGCAAGCAGAGGTGGCTGAAAAGATGGGCATTAACCCTGTAACGCTTAGCCGTAAGCTCGGCAAAGGGATTTTGAACAGTGACGAGATAGAAGTGCTAATCGACATTTTGGAAATTAAAAATCCGGCATCAATTTTTTTTGGCCACTAAGTCGCTTATAAAGCGACTTTTAAAAACGCCGAAATGTAAAAAGAAAGGGACAAAAAAATATGAAAGAAAGCATAATGCCGCGTCCCAAATATGGAACGCAGCACGCAAAAATTATTACGGTTATAAGAACCGTTTCGATTACCGGAACGGGAACGGAGGCCGATCCGGTGAGAAGAGAAATAAGCTATTGGAAACCAGATGGAACATTAATAGCAACTAAGGAAATCACCAGCTCTGACGAGATTGATTAGCCTTTTTTGCTCTTGATTGTTAGCGCGTCATTTAAAGCAATTTCAGCATCCAAAAAAGTTACAAAGGCATGTAAAAATTTTTTCATGTCCTGCAAATCTCGATCTTCATGCAACCTGTAATAATGTGTCTCATCGTTACCAAGCCACGTCGCACGAGAGGCGAGAGTTTTAAGCTTATCATTCTCGATTTTGTTGTTGATGAGTTGTGACAGCGTCGCTTTGCTGATTTCGGCTTCGTTTGCGGGCTCTTGGCGTATCAAGAAATCCTTTACCAAAAATTCGAGGGCTTTCCGATAGCCCATACCGCATATGTTTGTTAGTTCCTGACATTCCGCGGCATACGCTTCGTTGTATATCTTAACGAAATTCGGTGAAAAATCGGCAATTTCTCGCGGAAAATCAATCTGCTTGACTTTCTGCGGAAAAATTTCTTTTAGCTCGAGTGGGTCACATTCTACGCCGGCATAAACTCCCATAAAAGCTTTTTCGCAAGCAGGACAATAATGCAACGCGTACAGTGTAACAAAATCGTTGAGCGGTTTATTAAAAGAACTTTTGCAAACAGTAGAATTTCTTGCCGCAGCGATTTCGCCACTGAAAGCAGTTCCGCATCTCGGGCAGATCTTGGCGGATGAGACCAAAACTTCCTTCCTTGGAGATACAGCATCAATTCCCATCGAAGTGTTTTCTACAATCACATTAACACATCCTTTCGCTGAAAGTATATAACTTAATTTTCATTAAGTCAATAACCACACGGCGGGAGAAAAACAAAAATTTTCATATTACAATCACTTAAAAGGAGGTACATAAAATGCCGCGAGTTTTGAAACCGAAGCCGACGAAAGAAGAAATTCTCTCGATTGACGGCAGCGTGCCGGTTGAGATGGCCGCGAGGTATCTCGGACGACCGAAAGACTTTATCTATAACGGACTGCAGAAGCAGGCACTTCCGATCGGAACCGCGTATATTCGTGAGAAAGAGTGGTGCTACGACATAAGACCGAAGGCGCTCGTAGAATACAACGAGCATGGCGGGGTTATGCAGCACAAGGAGTTCGAACGATTCGTGCGCGCGATGATTGCCAACGCCGTTGAAATGGCTATACTTGCCGAGAACTGAATAAGCAACAAAAAAGGAGATGAAAAGATGACAGACCTTGAGCTTGAACGCGCGGAAAACGAAATCCGAGCAAGAAAGAGCGACGGCAAGCACCAAACGAGAATAGCAGTCGTATCAATCTTACTCGGAAGTCTCGGGGGAGTACTCGGGGCACTGCTGGCACATTGGGTAATTAACACTTTCCTGAAATAAGCCAAAAAATCAAAGAAGTGAGAAAGCCCATAACGCCGCCGCCTAAAATCCCGAAAGAGGCGATAAGCCAATCATGGCGACGTTGAGCCTTGCGAAGATACATCTCTTTTAATTCTTTCGCTTGCTCAAAATCACCAGTTCCGCGTGGAACGACCTTTGTAAATGAAAGAGAGGTGGGACTATGACAAAGTTTGAGAAACGAGTAAAAAAAGCTTTTGCGCATATGACGGCAATCATATATGCAAAAACTCATCGAATCGAAACCGTTACGCTTACACAGCCGGCGTACTGCCGCGGAAATAGCAACTGCGGCAGAGACCGGCGTGGATTGTGGCATTGTAACTGTCTTAACCAAAGTAAGCAAGAGCCCCAAAAACAGCAGCAACAATAGAGGCTATTGTTGCTACAACGGAAACGACTACAGTAACGATGAAGCGAATCCGATCTGTTTTCTCTTTTGAGGCAGGTGTCTCGACCAGCTGATGAATCTCATCGACACCGGGAAGATAATACCGCTTATATGACAAGTCAATCACCCCCTTTCAAGAGAAAGTATATCACACAAAAAGAAATAAAACAACGAGAAAGGAGTTTCTGCGATGTCTCAAACGGCAGAACTCGACCTGTCGGCGGTGCCTGACAGCGAGATGACGCATTTAGCCCGGTCAACGCTTCGCGCGGTAGAACGGTATTTTGAAATCCCGGGCGTCAGAGAAGAATATGAGCTGTGGCTCAAGAAAAGAAAGACGGCTTAAAGAAGAAAAAGAAAGGAAGAAAAGAAAATGATTAAAAGCTTAAAAGAAGCTCGCAATGCCCAGATCCACTATTTAAAAAGTGGCGATATCGACGAAGCGGCAGCGATGTCCGAATTGTTGAGCGTAATGCTCGCGCAGGAGATTTTAAATGCTTTCGGCGGAATCGGAACAACGGACATGTGTGTAATTGTGGCAGCCTGCAAACTGGCAATATCAGTTGTTGAGGATTCCGCCGAAAAAGCCGGGCTTACCGCTGAAGAAGTGCTTGGCGTGGCGGACAACCTTGCTACTTTGGCAAACCGGCACACCACAAGGCCGACTATTGTCAAGCCGATGCACAAGGGGGCTGGCAATGATGACTAAAGACTTGCTTATTATCGTCGCGGTCGTCGCGCTGGTGGCGATTATGGTTCTCGCGGCGTTGCCGGAGATAACAAGCGCGATGCCGGATGTTTACTATGTCGAGCCGACCGAGCCGGAAGCAGCAACGGAAGCAGAGTCGGAAACGGTTTTGCAGTCAACTGCAAGCGTCAGATACGCCCTGACCGCCGCCGAGCGCGATGAGGTTGAGCGGGTAGTCATGGCAGAGGCGGGAGCCGAGCCGTACATAGGTCAGATGGCTGTTGCACAGTGCATTCTTAACGCCTGCGAGCAGGAAAACGAGCGCCCCGCCGAGATCGTCAGGAGATACGGCTATACGGACGAGCGCCCCGAGCCGAGCTACAAGGTCAAAAGCGCGGTCTCCGATGTCTTTGACGATGGCGATGTTGCGACGGATGCCGAGATACTGTACTTCTACGCGCCGGAGCTGTGCCAGAGCATATGGCACGAGTCGCAGACCTATGTCTGCACCATCGGCGGGCATAGATTCTTTGAGGAGGCAGGAAAATGATTGATAATAAAGACTTTATTGCGGCAATCCACAAGATATCAAAGCAGGCTGAATCTCTCGCCTGCCACAGCTGCGCAATTATCCGCGCCGCGAGGAAACGGCTTGAAGAGCCGGCCGCGTCGCCGTGGATAAGCGTCGATGACAGGCTCCCGGAAGATTGCCAGGTGGTATTAGTAATTGCAAACGGCAGACCACGAGAGCATGTGAGTTTAGTTAATTCCTACGAAATCGCAACATTTTTTATCGATGAAGGTTGGTATTTGGACGAATTTCCGGATTGGGAACAGCCGCAGGTGACATTCTGGATGCCTTTACCGGATTTACCAAGGGAAGCAGAACCGGGGCTTTATCACAAGTATCGCGTATATGACAACGAAAGCGGTGCGTCAATTGACGGATGCTTTGTGCTGCGTCCCGACAAAGATTTTGCGGCACGAGATGCGTTGCACACATATGCAGCAGCGACAAGCAATGTGGTTCTTTCAAAAGACATAATAAAATTTCTTAAAAGTTTAAATCCGGAGGTATAACCATGGCATTAAAGTTTGCAATTCAGACGGTTTTTGAAATCGCCGTCGTTGTACTTATCATCTACGGCTTTATCCGTGAGGACAAGCTAATCTCATTTGAAGACAGAGTCAGAGCCAAAATCAGAGCAAAGAGGAGCGGGCGCGATGCAGGCACTCGAAAAGACAGCTGACGCGCCGGGGAGCGGGCAAAAATGGCGCAGGAAAAAGGTCTGTAAAAGCTGCCATTGGCTGCGGAAAATTGACTGTGCGGGCGACGGCTGGGACGGAAAGTGCTGTGCCTATACCTACATCACCGACCGATTCCGCGAGATCCCCGCGACAAACGATTGCTGCGCATATTATCTCAAAAAGAAAGGAGCAAAAATATGATGAAAGAGAATCATATCTTAATGCACGCCGATGTGCTTGATGCAGTGCTTGCCGACTATAGCGGCCGATTCGTCAGCCGCCGGGATTATAACGACGGCAAGACTTACGGCTATGTAACAAACCTTAAAAATCAAAACATGGCTATCGAGTATACGCACTACAAAAATCAGCTTGGCGAGCGTCACGCGCTGTCCGACAACGAGCGTTTTGACTTTGACAACCAGATGATTAAAAAATACATACCTCAAATGGCAGAGCGGGTCGAGGAAATCGAGCGCGAGGAGGGCTCTGCGCTGCGCTTGCCGATATCCGTGCCGGTGTCGATATATTTTGACAGAAGCCGCCGTGGCATGGACGAAAACGGCCGTCCGAGTGAATTTTTGATAATTATCGAAGAAAAAGGAAAAGACCGTAAGCACATCTGGAAAGCTGACGGACGTGAGGCCGTTGTGGCTTATCTTGATGAATATGCGAAAAATGTGTTGCCGAGGCTTGACAGATATGAAAAAGGACGCCCTGCGGTAACAGGACGCCCAAAGGATGTTGAAACAACACCAAACACCGTCAATAGTATAACACCGCCGCCGGAAAATGTCAACGGGGGCGCGATATGAAAATACGATCTTACAGATGCCCGAAATGCGGGCGTGAATATAACTTTGCCGACGGCAACAAAACAAGGCTCTGCCGCGTTTGCGGGTGCGAACTGGACAGCCTGACTGTCTACTCGACGGACGGCGGGAGCACCGAAAAAGACCAGGCAAGCGCGACCCGCCGCGAAAACCGCGAAGCGGAGGAACAGGAGGCGCTTTTTGTGTGGGCGGAATATCAGTCCGCCGCACACACGGAACTGAAGCTTTTATACCACATACCGAATGAGGGCAAGCGTAGTGTCTCATATGGTGCAGCGCTCCGGCGGCAGGGAATGAAAAAGGGCGTGCCCGACCTCTGCCTGCCGGTCGCCCGGGGGAAATACCACGGCTTGTACATCGAAATGAAAGCCGGCCGAAACAAGCCGACGGTCGACCAGCAGTGGTGGCTTGAAGCGCTTGAGCGACAGGGTTTTCGCGCCGTGTGGTGCTCCGGGTGGGAGCAGGCAAAGGAAGAAATATCGGAATATTTAATTTTAAAGGAGATAGAAAAATCATGATTACAAACATCGAGGTAACAAAGCTTTTGCAGCACCCGGACAACCCGAGGAAAAATATCGGCGATGTCACGGAGCTGGCGGAATCCATCAAAGCGCGCGGCATTTTGCAGAACCTGACGGTCGTTCCGGCCGAAAACGGCATGTATACCGTTATCATCGGACACAGACGACTCGCGGCCGCAAAGCAGGCGGGACTGACCGAGGTTCCCTGCGCCGTGGTTGATATGGACTATAAAACGCAGCTGTCTACGATGCTGCTTGAAAATATGCAGCGATCTGATTTGACGGTCTACGAGCAGGCACAGGGTATGCAGATGATGTTTGACCTCGGCGTGCCGGTTGCCGAGATTGTCGAAAAGACCGGGTTTGCCGAAACGACTGTGCGCAAGCGCCTGAAGATAGCTACTTTGCCTACAGAGCAGATGCAGCAGGCGGTGGAGCGCGGCGGAAAGCTTGAGGACTATGTGCAGATAGCGGACATAAAAGACGAAAAAGAGCGCCGCGAACTGCTGAAAAAGGTCGGAACACGCGATTTTGAGTTCAGCCTTACTCGTGCGAAGAATCGACAAATTGAAGCCGAGAAAATGCCGCTTGTCAAAGCCGAGCTAAAGTCAATCGGTGCAAAAGCAGTAAAAGGCCAAATCTACAGCTCCGCCTATGAATGGATCAAACAGTGTGAAATTGTAGGCTGGAAAGAAGGAACCTTTAAAAAGCCAAAAGGCAAAGAAGAGCTCTTCTTTGAAATAACATCATATGGCATGGCGTACCTTATGCGGAAGAAAGCCAAAGTACCAAAGAAGAAAGAGGAAAAATCAGAATGCGAACAGCGCATAGACAGCGCCAACCGCGAGCTAATGCGCTTGACAAAAACGGCCTATGAGTGCCGCGTAAACTTTATCAGAAGTTTTACCGCGATTGAAAAACATAAAGAAACAATCATCAAGTGGCTTGCGCGATTCGCAGGTCACACGATAACGGACTATTGTTCTTTTAACAGGAAATATATCAATTCCGAGATCGGAGCAGATGAAAAAGCGCATTATGTGGATGCGCCGAAATGGCGGCAGTTTATCGCCGAAGACAAGCGTGCGTCTATAGTCATTGCGTATGCGCTCGCCGGAGACAACGAGAACGAAGGCTACTATACTACCGGGTGGTATGTGTCAGACAAATCAAAATCAGCACCGGAATACAGAGGGAACCAAAGCCTTGACAGAATTTATGAGTTTCTTTGCGAGTTGGGCTATGAGATGTCCGAGACCGAGCTTCAGCTTCAGAGCGGCGAACATGAACTGCTGAAAGGAGAATGAGTATGGATTGCAGTAAAACAATAAATTTCCTTATGGCGCAAAAAAGACTTTGCAGCTCTCAAGGCTATTGTCAACAGCGTAATAAAAACGATAACTGCCCGCTGTACGCTTTTTGCAATCGTAGTCCCAACAACTATTCCGTCGCGAAAGTCAAAGAAGCGATTGAAGCCATGCAGAAATGGATCGACGAACACCCGGGAAAAACCTACGCGCAGGACTTTTTTAAAAAGTTTCCGGAAGCCAAGCCGGACGCATACGGTGTGCCGAGGATGTGCCGCGCAAATTGCTACGGCGGAAGCTGTCGTCAGCCCTCGCCGATTGATTCAAATCAAGAAAAGTGTAAATGCTGTTGGGACGAACCTATGGAGGTCATAGACGATGAATAAAAAGAAAGCCAGAATCATGATGTGTACGCATTTCAACTGCGACCACCGTCGTGGGAATTACTGCTGTTTCCAGTGTCAGAAAATCGGCACTTGTAAAAATCCTTGTTATAACAGCCCGCTTAAATGCGGACTGGCAAAGGAGGTTGAACATTATGAAGAATCTGACGCTTGAACAGCTGATCCGGGCGACCGAACTCTGCGGAGCGGGCGCACCCGGATCTTGTCCGGAATGTCCCTGCTTTGACCCGAGCGGAGATTTTGAGTGCATTGAATACCTTATGTCGCAGGCCGCGGCTGCGCTTAAAGAGTACTCCTGCAACGGCGGAGGGGAGTTATGACAAAGTCAATTTTGCTGAGTGTTAGACCGCGATATTGCGAACTGATAGCAAGCGGAAAGAAAAAAGTCGAACTTCGAAAGAACGAACCAAAAATCAAGACACCGTTTAAGTGTTATATTTACTGCACCAAAGGTGGATGTGATGCAAAGAAGAAGGGACAACATCTCTTTTGCGGTAGAGTTATTGGAGAATTTGTGTGTAACGCTATTTTTCCAATTGCTTTTGAATATCTCGGTGCGCAAGAAATACCGGAAATAGAAGTCCCCCTATTTTGCCTTACGGATAAACAAGTTATAAGTTATCTTGGAAACGGCAAGGTGGGATTCGGCTGGAGTATATCTGACCTTGTTATTTACGACGATCCAAAAAGGCTTGGCGAGTTCGGGCTCAAACGACCGCCGCAAAGTTGGTGTTATGTGCCCCAAGGAGGAACAAAATGACGAAAGTTGAAATGCTTATTCTTACTGCTCTTTTGGCGAATTTAGCAGTAATGGTTATTAATCTGGCACGCGACCTGATGATATGGGTTAAAAAGAATCGTCGCGAACGCTCCATCAATAGGAAAAACGAGCAGCTTGAAAAAATTAAAGAATTAACGAACCAAATGTGCTTTGAACGCAAGACTAATAAAGAGCTTATCGAAAAGTGTCAAGAACTTCTTGAAAGCAAAAACGAGCTTGTCAAAAAATTAAGAGAAAGCACTACAAACAGCAAACTCAAATTGTGCCCGCAGTGCGGCGGAGAAGTCGCACTTTTGTATGATGCATGTGTCAACGGTTACTACATTGTCCCGAAAGAAAAAAATAACTGTGGTTATTGCAAGAGCTTCGGGACTGTGTGTGACGACAGGGAAGAGGTAATTAAACTTTGGAACAGTTTGGGCGACCTTTGGATTAAAACAGAAACAGGAGTTTAATATGAAAATCAAAAAAATAATAAGTCTGTGCAAGGCGAATAAGCACATATCGCTGTACGATATGACAACGCAGATGCTCGGCGACGGTCTCGCCGCCTACTATCTTAACGACTGCCCGGTGTTTTCAATCGACTCGCTTATGACATCTTTCGATATCACACCGACGCAGGCGGACAAAATCGTGCAGCGGTACACCGCCGAGCCGCCGGAAGCGTTTTTGAAGATGGTCAAAGACGAATTTGACGGAGAAGAGCGCTGCGATCCTCTGCCGATATCTCTGCGGATAGGCTCTTACGACTATATACCATATAAGACTTCGGCCGGAATAGAATTTGTCGAGTCAAAATATCTCGAGCCGCTTGATGTGGACGAGTTCGAGCTGTACTACCGTCAGACCGCGGCCGGCGCGTTCTTTGCGGCGAAAGCCGGATTCTTTGTGATGGCGATTATCCCAATCAGCACAACGCGGGTGCTGACGGAGAACATTGTCGGATATCTCGACGAGCTTTCGTCGATGAGTTCGGTAAAATACGAAAATTTGAAATGAGGATGTGAAAAGCGGTGCGAGTCAAGAAACGAATATTTTCCGGCGCGGTTTGCGAGCAGGAAGTCTACACGGTTTCTGACCGCACCGCCAATGTCGCAAAAGCGCAGTACAAGCCGGTGCTCCGCACGGACGAGGAGCGCGAGCGCCACAATCTGATGATCGCAAGGCGGAAGCACGCGCGAGTGTTCAACGAGAACTTTTCGCCGACTTCCCTATATTCGACTCTTACATTTGACAATGACCACGAAATACACGACTGGGGCGACGCGCGCCGGTTGCGTACATTATATAAACGCAGACTACAATACGCGTGCCCCGAAGCAAAAATCAACCTTTATATGGGACGCGGCAGAAACACAAAAAGAATACATTTTCACATGGTCTCAGACGGCGTGCCGGAAGAGATCATCAAAGCGCAGTGGATCTATGGCGATATCGTGCAGATAGAGCACCTGCGCCGACACAACTATTATAACGGTATAGACCACGGTTGCGATTACACAGGTCTTGCCAATTACTTATTCGACCATTGGACGCCCGAGCAGGGCACTAAACATAGATATTTATCAACCCGCAACATGCGGCAGCCTGACAGCGAGGACGCAAAGGTCGCGCTCCGGAGCTACAGCCCCGACAGCCCGCCAATCGCCCCGAAAGGCTATCGCCTTGTCGAGTGCATTCAAAACAGATTCGGATATATGTGTTTTAAATACATAAAAGAGTCCGAGGACGAGCCGCCGAATCGACCGAGAAAAAGAAAAAACTGCTGACGGATGTCAGCTTTTTAAAGCCTTGTAAATGTGTCAAGTTTCGCGACGAAGAGGAGGAAAACAAAATGAGCGATTATATTGATCGTGCTGCACTCGGGATAGGCTTGTGTAACCGAGATATTTTTGAGAACAAGGGTTATGCGGACGGCTGGAATGCCGCTGTTAAAATTTTAAAAGAAGCTCCCGCCGTAGATGTTCCAGAAATTGTCAGATGCAAGGATTGCGAACATTATGAACTTATGAAATCTAACAACTATCATTTTTGTAACGAGTTCGGCGGGTATGTTACTGAAAAAGATTTTTGCAGTCGAGCGCCAAAAATGGACGGAGGCGATAACAATGCGTGAGATACTTTTCCGTGGCAAAGGCGATAAAAAATATAATGATGGTATGTGGTATTTCGGTGTGCCTATTCGCTGTTATGACAGCGACTGGCAGATTTGCACCGATAATAGCAAAAGGACGGTAATACCTGAAACGATAGGGCAGTACACAGGTTTGGCAGACAAAAACGGCACAAAGATTTTTGAGGGCGATATAGTAAAGAGATTTTGGTTCGGCAAAATGTGCATTTATCAAATTGATTATGATAACGGTCTCGCAAGTTTTATCGGGCGAGCGGGCATGAAATTTACAGCATTTTACTATGATTCGGAAGAGTTTGAGGTTGTCGGCAATATCTATGATAACCCCGAGCTATTAGGAGGTAACGGATAATGCCGAGAGATAAGGATTTGCCGAAAAAATATGATATTCCCCGCGAGCGGTATCGGGAGCTGAAATATTTCTGCTTGCAGTATCCACGAAAAAAGGAGCGGGCAAAAGATACATATGCTTTATCGGCGGCGGCTCCATCCGGGATGCCGTCCGCTTCGGGCTGCTCTGATCCGACGGCAAAAAGGGCAGAAAGCCGGGAGCGGGAAAAGAAAGATATCGCGCTTATTGAGCGGTGCGTGAAGCTTGCCTGCGGCTCTGATGTCGGACTGATAATACCGTTGCTCAAGAACGTCACGCAGGGGACGCCGTATGAATATATGCCGGTGCCGAGCGGGCGCAGGCAGTTTTATAATCTCCGCCACAAATTCTTTTGCATCCTCGACCGCGAGCAAAAATAAAAGAGTGCACAAAGGGGACCAACTTGAGCCTATAATGGGTATTGTAGAGTACTCTGATAAGCAAAAAGCGCGGAATTCCGGATTTTTTGAATCACTGGAGGAAGTGTAACTTGGAGTACTTAGACAAGATATTTCTCGGCGACGGTCTCGCCGGGATGAAAATCTACCCTGACAACAGCATTGACATGATTCTTTGCGATCTGCCATACGGCATGACGGACTGCGCGTGGGATAACGCGCTGGACTTTGGCCTTTTGTGGTCGCAGTATTGGCGGATTCTGAAAGACAACGGCGCTGTGGTGCTTACGGCCGCACAGCCGTTTACGACCGACGTCATTAACAGCTGCCGCCGATTTTTCCGCTACTGCTGGTATTGGCAGAAAAATATGCCGACCGGATTTACCTTTGCAAAATATCAGCCGATGCGCTGCATAGAGGATGTCTGTGTTTTTTACAAAAAAGCGCCGACATACAATCCGCAAGGCATCAAACATCTCTAAAAGCCGATAGTTACAAAAGGCAAACGCGAAACGGACGGCATCTACAAAGACAGCACTCTCGGCAAAGACTCGCTGCGATATGTGACCGGATATCCCCGGAATCTGCTGCGAATCAACTGTGAGCGGGGCTTGCACCCGACGCAAAAGCCGGTTGCGCTGTTTGAATACCTCATCCGCACATACACCAACGCAGGCGACACCGTGCTTGACAATTGCACGGGGAGCGGGACGACCGCCATCGCCTGCATCAACACCGGACGGCACTACACCGGTTTTGAAAAAGACGAGCGATATTATCGCGTCGCTCAAAACCGGATCGCCGAACGGCTGAAACAGAGTTCTACATAATTCTTTTCTCCTTTCTTCCCGCCTCGCCCTGCGGCGGGTTTAATAGCAGGGCTTTTTATGCGGAGCTTTCAGGCGATATGCGCATAAGTGCATTAAAGGTTCGAGTCCTTTGTTCCGCTCCAAAACCCATTTATAAGTCGCTGCCGCCAAGAGGGCGAGGAAGCGCGAGAAGTTAAGCATCGGGCGTTCCGGGACGAATCGGGCGCACAAGTTTGCGGACGGTAAAACGATGGCTGATGACAAGACGCAGCTCGGGCGGCACATATGGCAGCATACGGTTATCTCCGGGGCTCCCATCCCCCGGAGGCGCGGTTTGACTCCGCGCGCCGCCAACACCTTCATTTGACGCACCCCTCTGTGAGCCGCGAGGTGCGCTTTTATAGTCCATTTTGTTGGACAGTGAAAACTTGAAAGAACTTTGATTTTGTGATATACTCGAAAAAAAGACGAGGGAGAATCACGAAATGAATGTTTTTAAGGTCGGAGAGGAAACACACATCTTCGACGGATACAACGAAGATTGCACCGTGTTTGAGGTCGATGAAGCGGGACTTAATATTTTTTATTACTACAGCTCGCCGACCGAAGAAGAAATGCAGGCTTTTGAGCCCGGCGTTCCCGGTGAAATTCGCTTGGCAAGAATAGACGATATACTTTTCCTGTTCTGCAAGCTCGGAACGCTTGCCTGGGCGGAAATGCCGTATGCTATTCAACTTAGCAAGCTGACAAATCTTCCAAAGCCGGAAGAGGGCGAGGGTTACAACCTTACGATCATGCTTATTGATCGGGATACTTCAGTTATCAAAAAGATTCGAACGGTCGGTCTCAGCACGAAATTTTCGGAAGCGTTTCGGACGGAAGCGTCAAAAGACATGGCAGATGTTCTTTTCGCGCCGACATACCGCATGCATGTGCGTGAGATTCAAGCCGCATATCCGACGTGGCTGCTTGTTGCCAAGAGCAGAGTAGGATATGAGTTCGGCGACAGAGAAAAATAACACGAGCAGTCTAAAAGGCTGCTTTTTTCATGGTGAAAAAATGGAGCACAAAGTATTTACTCAGCCCAAAAGGCGGCAGAGTTTTAACATTATGCGTGAAAACGCGATAATAGAAGACCTGACTCCAAAGCTTCCGGAAGGCGAAAGCTTTGTGTATATTACATCCGGCGGGTTCAGCTCGATTGCCTTTATCGTTTGGATTGCCGGTCAGACGCGCATAAAGAGTCTGTTTGCGTCAACGCTGCGCGTCGGTGTTCGGCAGGCGCAAATGCTTGACGGTCTGCACAACGACGGCAGATTAGACAAAGTTGATTTGCTCGTCGGCGGTGCGATGAAAGACAATTGCGAGCATAATCGCGGTTATGGATATCTCGAACAGATAACCTACATATTCCAAACAAACGGTTGGACCGTGAGCATGTACAACAACCATTCCAAGGTTATGCTTTTCGATACCGATGCCGGAAAGTTTGTTATCGAATCGTCCTCAAATCTTAACGAAAATCCAAAAGTTGAGCAGTTCCGCTTGGAGAAATCAGCGGAACTGTTCGATTTTTATAACTCGTTTTTTCGAGAAATAAGAGATGAATACAAAAAAATTATTTAATTTATAACAGCATTATAAAACTCTCACGCGCGCGACAAATTAAAAGCCTTTGTGACTTTTATAAAACAGAGGGGGTGGCAAAGTCGAATGACAGAGCGGATGATTGCTTTTTGTGATGAGTTTGTTAAAAGAAAAAGAGCATACGGGGCAGCACGCGAGTCGGCTATTGCTGCCGGTTATTCCGAAAGGTCGGCGGCGACGATGGCGACATATATTTTAAAACGCCAAGATGCGCAGGAATATATGGCACGGCGAGAGGAAGAAATCGCGGAGAGTATCCGGCGTCGCTTTTTGTATGATGCCGCCGATGCCCAGGAAGCAATGGCGGGAATTTTGAAGAAAAAGTATGCCGATGACCGTGATATTATCGCGGCCGCAAAGGATATTCTCGACCGAGCGGGTTTTACAGCGGTTGAAAAGAAAGAAGTCTCCGTCAACGCGCCGCAGATTATCGATGATATAGGGGGCGGCTAACATGGCCGTCAGGCTTACTGACATAATCGCGCCGTCGTTTTACGAAGTGCATCGCGATGTGTGTGCTGGGCAGCATACGCATTATGTGCTTAAAGGCGGGCGCGGAAGCACAAAGAGCAGCTATATATCGCTTGAGATTGTCTGCGGCATCATTAAAAACCCTGATGCGCACGCGATCGTGTTCCGCAAAATTGCAGACACGCTGCGGGACAGCGTTTTTGCACAGATGCTGTGGGCTATTGAGAAACTGGGCGTGTCGCAGTATTTTAAAGCGACGGTCAGTCCGATGAAAATCACATATCTGCCGAGCGGGCAAACGATTATGTTTCGAGGTCTTGACGATCCGATGAAAGTCAAGTCCATAAAGATCCCGTTCGGCTATTTTCGTTATATCTGGTTTGAGGAATGGAATCAGTTTTCCGGGATGCGGGAAACTGATAACGTGCTGCAGTCGGTCATGCGCGGCGGCAGTAAATTCGATGTTTTTTATTCATACAATCCCCCCGAGTCGTTGCGGGCATGGGTGAATGATGAGGTACGCGTTGAGCGCGCCGACCGCCTGATACATCACAGCACATATTTGACTGTGCCGCAGGACTGGATAGGCGCGCCGCTGCTGTTGGAGGCGGAGCACCTGAAACAGCACTCGCCGGAACGGTATCGGCACGAGTTTCTCGGGGAAGTTACCGGCACGGGCGGCGAGGTATTCCGGAACATCAGTATCCGACCCATCAGTGCCGAAGAGATTGCGCGGTTTGACCGTATCAGGCGCGGCATAGACTGGGGCTATGCGGTTGACCCGTTTGTTTTTATATCGTGCAACTATGACAAGCCGCGCAGGCGGCTGTACATATACGACGAGATATACGCGGCGGGCATGAGCAACAGACTTGCCGCCGACCGTATAAAATCTCGTGGAGTTGCCGGCGAAATTATCGCAGACTCCGCCGAACCGAAGTCTATAGCGGATATGTATGAATACGGTCTGAGAGTCAGAGGCGCACGCAAGGGTCCGGACAGCGTGAAGCACGGCATAGAATGGCTGCGCGACCTCGACGAAATAATAATAGATCCCGCCCGCTGTCCAAACGCGGCGCGGGAATTTTCATCGTATGAGCTCGAACGAGATAAGGACGGCAATTATAAGGCGAACTATCCCGATAGAGACAACCACACGATTGACGCCACGCGCTACGCCACAGAGAACGACCAGCAGAATGTGAGGGTAACTTAATGATTAACAATATGGACTTGATAAGAGAAAAGCTCGCGTATCACCATACGGCTACGGACGATGAGATTATCAAAACCGTGCTTAAAAATGCGCGGGAAGACCCGGAGTATCTGGCGGCATGCGAGGGGCTCCGATATTATCGCGGTATGCAAGACATTCTGCAGAAAGATTTTCGCGAGACGGTCGTTTACGAAGAAGACGAAAACAGCCCGGCGGGCATAAAGCGCGGCGGTGTTAAGATAATCAACGAAAACAATTCGAATCACCACAATGTGCATAATTTCCATGCGCTGATGGTCGACCAGAAGGTCGCGTACATCCTCGGCAAGCCACTTTCCGTCTCTGTTGAGGGCGCAAATGACGGAGCGGGCGGTGCAGATGAAAGTCTGAAAGCTTTTGAGGACGCCGTCACCGCAGTGACCTCAGACGAGGCTTTTGTGGACATGCTCCCCGACCTCGCAACAAATGCGTCGAATTGTATCGTCGGATGGCTGCATGTCTATTACTCGGCAGCCGGCAAGCTTTGTTTTGTTGTTATCCCGACGACGGAATGTATTGCCTGCCGCGATATGAGCTATCAGCAGGTGATTACCGACTTTTTCCGCCATTATAAAATAACCGTCGTGCAAAACGGCACAGAGACGGAGCGGGAGCGGGTAGAGTGGTGGACTGCGACAGGGGTAAAGCGCTATGTCGAAAACGATGCCGGAGAGTTCGTGCTCGAAAGCAACAGCCCGCATTGGTATAACGAGCAGATAATCAACGACGAGCGCGTCTCGGTCGAGGCGAAATCGTGGGGAAAAATCCCGTTTGTTCCGCTATATAACAACTCTGCGCATCAGACCGACCTTTCGCGAATCAAAGGTCTGCTTGACGCATATAACCTGATATCTTCTGCGTCGACGAATAATCAGATAGATCTCGTCGAGCTCTATTGGATGATACAGGGATACGGCGGCGAGACCGCAAAAGCGATACAGCAGAAGCTGCAGATAAACAAGGCGGTGTCAATAAGCGATCCGTCCGGCAAGATAAGCGCGGAGCAGGTCACGCTGAATGTCACCGAGCGCCTCGCCTGGCTCGATATGCTGCGCCGGGACATATATCATATCGGACGCGGCATTGATATGAACGATGAAAAGCTTGGCAGCGCGCCGTCAGGCGTCAGTCTGAAATTCCGCTACACCCTGCTTGACCTTAAGGCTGACCCGCTTGTCTCAAAATTAAAGGTCATGCTGAAAGAGCTGTCATGGTTTATTACGCAGGATATCAACCTGAAGAACGGTACCGACTATGACTATACGCTTATCAAATACGATGTCCACAAGTCGATGATAGTCAATGACGCGGAGACGGTGGATATAATCCAGAAGTCGCAGGGGCTTGTGCCCGATAAGATGCTTTTAGCAAAGCACCCGTTTGTTGACGATGTCGCGCAGGCATATGAGGAGCTGCAGAAGCAGCGCGAGGAAAACGCAAAGATGTTTATCAGCGACGATGACGACAAGGACGATTCCGAAAAGGATGATGAATAATGCGCTCTGATCTCTATTGGGAGGAGCGGGCACTGCAGCGCGAGGAATATGCCCGACGTGCCTCGATGCGGGCTATAAAGACAAAAACAGTCAAGTTATACGCCAAGGCGCAGAAAGACCTCGACGCCCGCATAAATCGGATATTTTCGCGTTATGCGGCAAATGGTGAATTGACGCCGGAAGAGGCTCGGCGGATGCTGAATACCAAAGAAGCAGAAGCGGAATTGGAAGCATTGCGCAAAGAGCTCAATAACATAAAAGACCCGGTCATAAAAAGAAAAGCACTTGCCCGTCTCAATGCGCCGGCATACGCTGCGAGAATAAACCGCCTTGAGGCTTTGAAAGCCAATATCGAGACGGAAACGGCATTGCTTGCCGACCGGGAGAAGCGGGAGCTCAAGCGACTACTTGAAGATGTGAGCGGGGATACATACTATCGCAGCATATATGACACGCAGATCGGCACGGGATTAGGCTTTGAGTTCTCAGCCCTGCCGAAAGGCGCCGTAAACACCATAGTAAATGACCGCTGGAAAGGCGCGAACTTTTCCGACCGTATCTGGCAGAACACATCCGCGCTTGCCAACAGCGCATACGGTATTGTGGCGCGTGGAATTATGACGGGAACGGGTCCGCAGGTAATGGCGCGCCAGCTCGCCGACGCTATGCAGTCCGGAATGTACAGCTCGATGCGGCTGATACGCACCGAGACGAACCGTGTGCACAACGCCGCTGAAAAAGCGGCATACGAAGAGGAAGACATAACGGAATACAGATTTCTCGCCACCCTTGACGGGCGCACCTGCGATGTCTGCGGCGCTTTAGACGGCAAGACTTTTCCGGTCTCCGAAGCGAAAGAGGGCATAAACTATCCGCCGCTCCATCCGAATGACCGTTGTACTACGACGGCAGTCATAGAGGGACAAAACCGAGCTGAACTCAAACGCCGGGCATTGGATCCCGAGACCGGGAAAACGGTGCTTATTCCGGCGGAAACGACATATGAGGAGTGGCTTGCGGATAATATAAATCCTCTTACCGGGAAGCTTAAATATTACCCGCCCAAGACTTTGACACAAGTGTCCTCCTACAACAGAGACCAGTTCGAGCGGTATTCGGCAGTCTTAAAAGAAAATGTGCCGGATTCTCTTGATGAATTCTTAAAAATAAAGTATAATGATCCTGAAAAGTGGAAGACGCTTAAAAGGCAATACCGCTTTGTGAATCAATACAAGATAGATTCAGGCAATTTCTCTACTGATGAAATCTTGCGGTTTGATAAAAAGGTTATTTATGAGAAGCGACTGAAATTTACAAGCGGATTTAAAAGAAGCGGAAACATTGCCGGTGCATATATCGATGATGATTTTGACAATATGTATTATGCGCATAGCGCTATATCCAAAGTGGAAGATAGCAGAGGATATAAAGGAACCGGAAAATTAGTTTTACTTAAAGAAGCTCGCCGCTTTAAATATATAGATGTTCCCAAAATGGACGGAACAATAAGAAAAGAAACCTACAATGATACTGAAGCAAAGCTCTTCGAGTTCTTCGCCGATTTGTATGAAGCGAGCCCTTTTAAAAAGATATGTATGCTTTCCGAACGCGGAATGTGCGATAGCTGTAAAGGGGTAATGCAGCAATTTAAAGAACTATACCCGGATGTTGAGGTAAATGTTATCTCAAACAAAAAGGTTGAAGGAAATGTTTGGAAAGAAAGGATGAGAAAAAGATGAAGTATGACCTTGATTATCAGTGGGCAAAAAATTTTCTTGAAAGCCGTTTAAGCACGGGTATACAGCCGAAAACGGGGGATTTGCTCGAAAACTCATATCTTACAGAATTCGATCAGGATATCCTCGAAGAAGCTGAGCGCCTTAACGCGGTACTTCCGCTGATAAAGTGGGAAGTGGACAACAACGATCTCAGCGAAGCCATGAGCGATGAGCTCTATCTCTACTATGAGGATTTGCTCAAAGGTCGCCTCGACGGAATACTGGACGAGGAAGAAGCCCCGATTATCATAAAAGACCTCACCGAGAGCTATATAAAAGCTTTCGGAAAAGATACTCCGAAAAAAAAAAAAAAAAAAAAAAAAAAACCCCCCCAAAAAGAAGGGGGGGGGGGTTTTGTCATATCACAACATAATAATTACAGCGTTTTGCAGTCAAATGCAAAGCGTTGTTTTTATATCCAAATTTATCCGCCACCCGGAGCAAAATGGTGTCGCGCAATATTGGGACTGGCCAAGTAAAAAGGGAGCGCGGGAAAGGACAGACATGGACTGGCTTAAAGACATTTTAGGCGACGCACACACCGAGGACATCGACAAGAAGATAGCGAGCTATATCGGCAAGAACTTTGTTTCAAAAGCAGATTTTCGCGCCGAGTCCGATAAGGTCAAGAACCTTGAGGGTCAGATAGCAGAGCGGGACGGTCAGCTTGAAGAGCTCAAAAAGGTTGATACCGCCGGGCTGCAGGCAACGATTACACAGCTGCAGAACGAGAACAAGCAGGCTAAGGCTAAGTATGACAGCGATATCGCCGCCATGAAGCTTGACTCCGCTATCGATGCCGCTATTACAGCCGCCAAGGGCAAGAACGCAAGAGCGATAAAAGCTTTGATAACGCCCGGCAGCGTGAAGCTCGACAAAGACGGCAAGCTCGAGGGCTTTGACGATCAGCTTAAAGCAATCAGAGAAAGCGACGCCTATCTCTTTGACAAAGTCGAAACCAGACAGAGGGGCGGAGACCCCGACCACGGAGGCGGAGACCCCGAACCGGGCGAAGCCCCCGAAAACTATGCCGATTATGTAAATTGGCGCAAAAATCAGTAAAAACGGAGGATTTAACAAATGTCAAACAAATTTCTGACTCCTCAGATAGTCGCGAACGAGGCTCTTATGGTGCTCGAGAACAATCTCGTTGCTGCCGACCTTGTCCATAAGGACTATTCCAAGGAGTTCGCGCACGTCGGTGATACCATCACCATCCGCAAGCCCGCGAAGTTTTCCGCGAAGAACTTCGTCGGCGAGACCGTAGATCAGAACGTGAACGAGGGCAGTGTCAAGGTGACCCTTGACCATTTCCGCGATGTCACCGTTCCGGTCACTTCCAAGGAAATGACCCTCGACATCAAGTCATTTTCTGAGCAGATCATATCTCCTGCGGTGCAGGCCATATCCCAGGCCATCGACAGCGATATTATCGCCGAAGGCATCGCAAACGCCGGCAACACCGTGAGCGGCACCGCGAACGCGGCCGACCTCAAGGACATTGCCAACATTGCCAAGGCATTTGACCTCAAGGGCGTACCGATACAGCAGCGCAGACTGCTCGTCAACCCGACGCACAAGTATCGCTATCTGACCACGGAAAACCTCTCAAAGGTCGCATATGCAGGCAATTCCGACGCCCTGCGCTCAGCAGAGCTCGGCTCTATCTATGGTCTTGACACCTATATGTCGCAGAATGCCCCCGATACCCTCGCGGCAACTGCGGGCACTGCGACCGCTGCAAAAGTCTCCTGCACCGCCGGCGAGACTAAGGTCGCACTCTCGGATGTCACTGCGGCGACCGGCACCTTTAAAAAGGGCGACGGCTTTATCCTCGACGGCTATCTTTACAGATTTGCCGCCGATGCAACTGCCGCAAGCGGCGCGGTCGCCGAGGTCGCGATAGATCAGCCTATCCACCGCACTATTGCCTCGGACGCGGCGGTCAAGGTGTATCTCGTCAAAACGACCCACTCCCTCGCATTCCACCGCAACGGCCTTGCACTCGTCACTCGTCAGCTTGAGCTGCCTATGGGCGCGAATAATGCGGCTATTGCCTCGAGCAGGAACGGTCTTGCTATCAGAGTCGTATATGACTACGACATCAAGCACAAGACCGACCGCGTCAGCTTCGATATCCTGTACGGCGTCAAGACCCTTGACAGCGACATGACTGCAAGGCTGGTGGGCTGATATGACGGAGCAGAACAAGGCCGACCTCATAGCCCGGATGCGCGTGATGTTGGGTAAGGAAATGTCGCTGCCGGCTGCCCGGTATCTGCTGGATAGCGTCGAGTCCAAGGTATTGCGATATACCAAGCGGCATGAGCTTGTCCCCGGTCTTGATCTGCTTGTGGCGGAGATAGCCGCGCAGCGTTACCGCACGCAGCAGCCGGGCTCTACCGATGCGGCGCAGACCGTCGCGAGCATAACGGACGGCGACCAGAGCGTGAGCTTTAAGCACAGCGACTCAGACCTCGCCACGGCGGCGGAGCTGAGCGACAGCGAAAAGGCGATGCTCAATGAGTGGAGGAGGCTTTTCTGGTGAAGATCCCCGACGCTTTCAGACGCGCACAGCGCGCCGTATTCCAGGACAAAACAGTCGAGCATTATAAGGCCGTCAAACAGACGGGAACGCTCGGTAGCGAAACAGTGAAGCCCACAGAAACACCTGCGGGCTCTTTTACTGTCAACTTCCGACTCGTTACCGACGCTATGCAGGCGCAGGAATGGGGGCTGCAGTGCAACAAAGACGCCACCTTTTCAACATTCGATACGCTCGCTGTCGAGAAGGGCGACTATGTGAAATACGGCGGCACTTATTACCGAATCACCGAGATCCAGCCGCACGACAGCCACACGCTGTATCTTTGCAAGGCGGTGAGCCGATGAGCATTGAAGTTAAGGGTCTCGGCGAGCTGGCGAAAAAGCTCGCAAAGCTCGGCGGCGCTGATACCGCCATATCAAACGGTACGCGCGAAGCGGCGCGAATAGTCAACAACAGCGCAAAAGAGTTGTGTCCAGTAGATAACGGCAATTTGCGCGCGTCGCTGCATACCGACTACAAGCGCGAGGGTAGCAAGCATATCGGCAGCGTATTGACCAATGTTGAATACGCCGCCTATGTGGAATTCGGCACGGGTCCTAAAGGTAACGGCACATATACTTATGAGCTCCCGGGCGGGATCCATTACAAGGCGGACAAGTGGCGCGGCAAAATCCCTGCTGTCGGCTGGCGAATGATAAGCGGACAAAAGGCGCAGCCGTATCTCTATCCTGCGCTTATAAACAATCGCGAGGCAATACTCGAGTGCTATAAGCGCGCGATACAGCAGGAAATAAATCGTAAAGGCGGTCAGAAAAATGGTTGATATCGAACAGGTGACTTATGATGTGCTTTCACTCGCCGTACCGGGTGTGAAATGGTCTGCGGAATATCCGCAGAGTTTTGAACGGCACGGTTTGATAAAGCAGATGGATAACTCCGTTAAAATGCCATCCTCTTCGCGTCCGGATCATTTTTCCCGGATCGCCGTGCAGATCCAGGTGTGGATGGCGACGCCGGAGGGCAGGAACGAGGTCGAGAGGCAAGTCGACGATGCGATGCTCCGCCTCGGCCTGCTTCGCGGCTGTCCTAACCACCTTGAGGACGAACAGGAGGACGGTACGGTGTTATACCGCACCGTCCTGCTTTATAACGGAGTCTACGACAACAACACGAAGCGGTTTTACCGCAGTTAATAAGGAGGTAAGTACAAATGGAAGATTATCAGACTTCTATAGGCGTGATTCTGAAAATGGGCGCGAGTGCAGAAGCGGCAGCTGAAGTTCCCGGCCTGCTTGATTTTCCCGATATGCTCGGCGAATCGGACAAAATCGACGTGACCACGATGAAGGACACGCAGAGAAAGTATAAGCCCGGGCTTTCCGACCCCGGGGATATGGCGTTTACTTTCGGCTATGAGGGGATGAAGACCGGCACGAACTGGGCGACCCTCAAGGGAGCTAAGGATGCAGACAAGACCTTTATTCTGCTGTTCCCGGACGGTTCCGGTTTCACATGGACAGGCAGAGTATCACTTTCGATGCCCGGAAAGGGCGTCGCAGAGGCGCTGACCTTTACTGCAAAAATCACTCCATCGTCGGATATAGAGGAATATACCTCGTCCGGCGGCTAAAGAACACATCGGCGGGGGGAACACCGCCGAAAAATTAAAATAAGGAGAAAACAAATATGATTTATGCGTGTGA